TCGCCGCAAACTCGTCGAGAATCCACCAGTCCCTGCTGCTTTCCAACAGTTTCGCAATCCTGTACCGGTACCTCTGCCCATCGCTGAGCTGTCTATAACTGCGCAAGAACAGGAACGCATCATTCAATCCCACACGACTGAGCAGCTCGATTGCTTCTTCCACGCTGGAGCCCACCGTCTCGACAAGCGGCCTATCCTCGTCGATTTGGACGTCTGCAACATCTGCAGCGTCTTCGCCCAGATCCTCCTTGACAGCTCGAAGAAGAACACTTTTCCCGCTTCCACTATCGCCAGTAATATACACAACGTCTGTAGGCGCAATCTTCAATTCAAGATTGTCATACACGACGAACTTTTCCCACTTGTCCAAGCCTAACCCGAAGCCTTCAGCCACCGCGACAACTCTCTCGCTGGGCTTAGGAGCTGCAGTTTCATACGCGATGTTGACGAGAAACTTGTTTTCGGCCCTGTCATACGTACGACGAAGCTGGCTAATACGGAAATATTCCCTGCGTCTTCTCACCATATGAACTCACCCAAACCTCAAACTCTCCAAATCAACTGCCTTCATTTCCACAGTCCCATACACGGCCAAGGCAATGCTCCAGAAAACATCGTCATGCGTCCCGGTAGGATGAGATAGTGCGATTGTGCCGTCCCGTCTAAGCTCATAACGCTCAACATTCAGTTCGCTGCAGATATCGCCCCTGTAAGGCTTCTCCCACGTGACCAGGGGAAAGAAGAACCTCTGATCATTCATCCTTTGCCTGAGCAAGTTCGCCATCTCGCTCTTTCGGGGAACACTAAAGTTGACGCCCTCAACGCTTCTGATGCCCGCAGTGTCCATGTCGCTGATTATGCTGGGTCCTTCCCTCGTGAAATCAACACGAATCTTCGCGAAACCTCCCCACCGGTCCTGAAGCATCTTGACGTACCCTAGAACATGCGCGTACTTCGTCGGCTGCTGGAAAATCTTCAAATGACGCAGAAAAAGCCTATCATTCACCCGCTCGACAACCCCGAAAACGCAGTAATCACGCGTCTGCGCAAAGTCCAAGCCGCCGAAGAACTCGCCATCATAAGACTTCTCCGGGTCAAACAGCTGCAAGTCCTCACCACAATTCTTGACCGTACCCACACATGAGACTATCAGGCTCTGCGGCAGCCAAACGTCCTCGTCTTCGGCCCACTCCGCCTCCATTTCTCGTCTCCATCGGGCGGGGTCCTCGCCAAACTGCTTGCGAATCTTCTCAAGAATGCCCTTTTTCAGCGGTCCGTTTGGTTCAAGGGCCTGCTGCCACGTCACATGAAGCCGTGCAAAATCCGAGAAGTCCTTGTGATTACACATCTTCCAAAAGAGACTATCCGTGTTCCATGGAGTGCTCGTGCAAGCAAGCTTCCCATCCGTAGTTCCCAGAGTAAAGAGAATAGCATCGTAGAGGTCCCCGTCATTCGGCGTGAAGTTAGCCTCGTCCCACCAAACCGCGTGGAGAGTCGGTCCTCGGATAGTGTCCGGATTATTTGGAAAAGCCTCAATCACTGACCCATTCGTGAAGGCGAGACGCGTCTTCTGGGGTTTATGGTACATTGTCGACGGCAGTCGACGCAGAAAATAGCTCACCCGCCGAATATTCAACTTTGTCTGCCTCCAACTGGGGCCCACAAGCGCGATGTACGAATCAGCATGCTTGAGAGCGTACCAGAGGAGCAGCGCCGCCATTATCCAGCTTTTCCCGCTTTGACGACACCAACGCCCAGCCATGAACTGGTTCTCCACGAAGAGTCTGATCCACTCCTTCTGGTAACTGGTGGGTTCGAATCCCACGACCTGCCTGAAAAACTCGACAGGTTCATCGCCCAGTTTGACGGCTTCTTCTTCGCGTATCTTCTCCACGAGAGCCTCGTTCGCCCTGATCTCGGACCGCCCACTACGGATCTCAGCGGACCGCAGGGTTCTGGACTTTCTTGACAAGATCCTCATATTTTGTTCTCAACTCAACGAGTTCCATCTCGATCCCCCGATAGTCCACGTAGTCGGCGAAGAGATCCTCGTAGATTCTCACGCCTTGGATTATGCTTCGCAGCCGCAAGGTTTCAGACTGCTCAAGCCCCGGCTGCTCCAAAGCCTTCAACGCTGCACTCAAGACTTTGAGTTCGTCCTCAACAGTCGGCAGCTCGGAGGGCAAAATCAACTCAGTAGTTGTTGTTCGTCGCGATTCAGGCTGAACAACAACTTCTAATCGCGCAATTTTCATGCGCACACAATCGCGCGTCTTCCCAAGAGATTTAGCGATAGCCCTGACAGACTTTCCTTCCTGCAGCAACTGCTTAAGCCGCTTTTCTTCTTCAAGAGTCCACGGTTTGCCCTTTGTCACGATATTCCCCCTTCAAAATGAAAAACGCCTTGCGCCCCCTTCTTTCCTTCACAACCATATCCCGACGGTGAAGCCCATTGAGATACATGCTCTCAACAGCACGCGCACGATGAGTCATTGACGCAACATCATCAGCCGCAACCGGCTCATTCAAACCCTTCAAAACTTCCAACGTTCTTTGCTCCGCAACACTCAGCATAACCAAGGATGGCATGAAATCCACAGCCTTGAAACTCAAACCCTTAATCTCCTCCTTCAAAGCTTCACCCATCAGGCTTGGCATGTTGCCGATTTTTGCTTCAAGAACCTGCAGTCTCCTGATGATTTGATTGAGACCTCTGAAAAGGTCATAATTGCTGACCATGTCAACCTGCCTTCTGCCCCACAAAAATACCTGTTATCGTTCCAATGAGACCGGTAATCGCCGCGAAGATCTCGGTGTTCCAAACATGCAGGAACGCCATATAGGCAATCTCAAGACCGGTGAGGCAGACGGTCATCCCGATTGAGAACTTCACAAGGTAGACGAGTTTCTCGTCTGGTTCAACAATGACCACACGAGCACGGCCAGCGCCCCTTCCGCGCACGGGTTGACGATGAAGCTTCTTCGTCAGGGCTCTTCTAAAAAAGTCACCCATGATTCTTCACCCTCTGCTGAAAAGTGCGATGACCAAAGGCTCTCCTGCCGCCCATCAGAAAACTCTTCACGAGCTCATTGGCCAACTGCTGGGGAACCAGATCCTTGGCTATGACACTTATGCTCTCGGTCCACGTCAGCGGTATCGCAGTGTAGTCGATGTCAAATAGAGAATTAGAATAGCGGAAACTATTTTGTGCAAGAACAATGTGCTTGTTCTTCTCGCCAAGAACACCTATGAAGACACCCCAACTTCTCACGGGGACATCGACAGCAACACCGCTGCCAAGGGATTTTCCAACACTCGCGTCCGACCATTCCACACAGACCAGACACCCTGGAGACAGATCAGCGAGCTGTTTCAAAACGTGTTTTTTCAAGCCATAACCCCCTGCTTTTTCCGTGTCTCTTCAACCTGCACTCTTGGCTCAATCGGCCGAGAATTCGCAGGTTCCCCTTGCCATCCAAAACCATGAGAACCTTGCCTCTCGGACCCAGAAAAGCCAGACCGTTCGGAAACCCAAGTTTCTCAGCTTCCGTAATGCGAAAATCATTCTCAAACACGATATCAGTCGCCTGAAAATTGGCACAGTTAACGCTGTTTGTTACTATGCCACCGTTGAAGTGTACCTGGCCAGAGTAGACGTTCGGACATCGAGCCTCATCCAAGACCCCACTTGTAATGTTGCCCGCCGCATGATTATGACCCGCAGGCGCATACCGACCATTAGGGTCAACATACATAGGGTCAAAACTAGCACCCTGCGCTTCCAGAACGTGCCCTGCCGTGCCACGTGGCATACGACCCAATCCAAATTGGCCACTCGTGATTATGCCTGCGTCTGCAGTCACATTCTGCAGAGCCCGCGAATTCGAGATGACGAGCGTACCGCCTATGTTAAGCCAACCGATCTCTCCTAGGCCCGCAAGATACAGGTTGCCCCATCTTGTGCCCGAGGCACCCAGATTGTAGGTGTTATCAGCATTTGGGAGAAGGTGAACGGCAACGCCATTAGCCAGAGCTTTGATTGCGCCGGCAAGATAGAGATCCCGCCACCTCTTCGGCGTCACACCCTCCCCAAGGTCATAGGTATCATCCAAGTCTGGAACCAGATGCTCGAAATGATAATTGGCGGCGTAGACGTGTCCAAACCGTTTGTCAGCTGATCCCAAGTTGCCGCTATTATCCGTGACTGGCAAGAGGTCCGTCTTGAGTTCCAACTGGCCTGTTCCTACACGTTTCAGCCAAGTGTCAAGCGCTGAAGAACTGCCAGGACCAAACTGAAGCATTGTATCGTCAAGTTGGGTCTTAGGATTCGTTTGGCCAGCTACCCTTATACGAAGATATCCGTATAGAAGGGAATAGAGCGC